TCTAACTTTATTGATAGATATAATAGAATAAATTCAAGTGGATATGGTAATTCATCATATGCAGCTAAACAAAATGCTACAGCATATGATGTAGCTCGTAAAGAATTATTTAGAGATTATGAATTAATGGATGCAGACCCAATCATATCATCAGCATTAGATATTTATTGTGATGAATCTACGGTTGATAATATTGAAAACAGAATAATGAAAATTAAAACCGATAATCCAAAAGTCCATAAAATTTTACATAACTTGTTTTATGACATAATGAACATAGAATTTAATCTATGGAGTTATATTAGAAATATGACTAAATATGGTGATTTCTACTTACATTTAGATATATTGGATAAACATGGAGTTGTAAATGTAAAACCTCTTTCAGTATATGAAGTAAATAGAATGGAAGGACATGACCCAAGTAATCCTAAATTGGTTCAATTTGAAATTCAACAGTATTCGGAAACGACAAGAAGTTCTAAAACAAATAATGTTTATGAAAATTATGAAGTAGCTCATTTTAGAAATCTTGCAGACACAAATTATCTACCTTATGGTAAATCAATGTTAGAAGGTGCAAGAAGAGTATTTAAACAATTAACTCTTATGGAAGACGCTATGTTGATTCATAGAATGATGAGAGCACCAGAGAAAAGAGTATTCAAAGTTGATATTGGAAACATACCACCGAATGAAGTAGATAACTTTATGCAACAAATTATTGGTAAAATGAAAAAAACACCTGTGATGAATGCTGATGGTGAATATAATTTAAAATACAATATGGAATCCATTACAGAAGATTATTTCTTACCTGTTCGTGGTGGAGATAGTGGAACATCAATTGATACTTTATCTGGTTTAACAAATGAAGGTGCTATCGATGATGTTGAATATTTAAAAAACAAAATGATGGCAGCGTTAAAAATACCAAAAGCCTTTCTTGGGTATGATGAGAATGTAGGTTCAAAAGCTACATTGGCTGCTGAAGATGTAAGATTTGCTAGAACGATTGAAAGACTACAAAAAATAATTGTAGCTGAATTGGAAAAGATTGCAATCGTTCATTTATACACACAAGGATTTGATGATGCAGAATTGATTAATTTTGAATTAGAATTAACAAATCCATCAATGATACATCAACAAGAAAAATTAGAATTATTAACACAGAAAAAAGATATTGCTAATGATTTGATTGAAAACAAATTATTTTCAAGACAATGGATATATGATAACATCTTTGAATTAAATGATGAAGAAAAAGTTAATGTATTCAATGGTGTGATTGAAGATAGAAAACAACAATTTAGAATGGAACAAATTGAAACCGAAGGAACAGATCCAGCCGAAGAAGGAACAGAACCAACTGATGATATGGAAGAACAAGGTGGTGAACATGGTGGTGACAGAAGAAGTGGGACTGGTAAGAAAGAATTTGGTAATGAATACTCAGCCAAAGATATAAAAGATGTAACGAAGTATGAAAGGGAACGATATGGAAAACGAGAGTTTAAAGGTGGTTCTCCATTGGCTACATCAAAAGGTGGGACAATAGTTGCAAGAGAGGGATTGTTAAATCAATTAAAAGGTAAGTTTGGTAAGGATTTAGACAAATCTATGTTAAATGAAGAAATTATTTTAGATGAAGAAGAATAAAATTGGTGTATTTAGTAAAAACATTATATTTATATATGAATAATTACATAAATAGTATCCAAACAAAATGGAGACTCACACATGCGTAAAGTGAAGCATAATAAAATCCGTAATACGGGTTTATTGTTTGAATTTTTGTTAAGGCAGATTACATCTGATGTATTGAACAAAGACAATGGACCAGCGGTAAAAATCGTTAAAGAAAAGTTTAACGAAAACACAGAGTTAGGTAAAGAACTTGCTCTGTATAACATTTTAATTACGAAGAAATTTAAATCAGATTCAAAGGCTGATTACTTCATTAACGAAGTAATGAAAGCTAGAGGTGATTTAAAAAATTCTATACTTAGACGAGAAAGATATAATTTAATAAAAGAGATTCAATCTAATTACAATCTTCAAAAATTTATGTCTTCAAAAGTTCCACACTACAAAACTTATGCATCTATTTATACATTATTCGAATATGATAAATCATTATCACCCGACCAAAAAACAGAATCACACTTTAATATTGTTGAGCATGTAACAACAGATGATATGAATATTAAATTATCAGAAACTGTTACTACTTTACCAGATGATGAAGATTTAAGAATCTTAACCTATAGAACTCTTTTAGAGAAATTTAATCAAAAATATACAAAATTAAGTGGAGCTCAAAAAAATCTATTGAGGGAGTACATTAACAATGTATCTAATACTAATTCATTAAAAGATACTTTAAGAGAAATTGTAAAAGGATTAAAACAAGATTTACAAACACATTCTAAAAATTTACAAGACAAAGTTGTAAAAATAAAAATGTCAGAAGCTATAAAATCTATTGACAAATTCTGTGGAATAGATGATAAGTCAGATGTTGTTAAAGATGAGTATGTTATTCAAACAATGAGATATTTAGAACTTGTAAAGGAAGTGAAAAAAAGTGGAAATAAAAAACAGAAAGTTATTTAAAGAGTTAGTGAAAAAACTAACCCTTGAACTTTTAGACGAAGAAAGTTTAGAAGAGATAACCACCACTGGTGATGTTGCAGGATATTCAACTCCTTTTGCTTTTAGTTCAAAGGAAGATGAAAAGAAAAAGAAAAAAAGATTAACAAAAAGCACTGGCTATTCAGTAGTTAGTGAAGATGTTGATGAGAAAGATTTTAAAGTAATAACAAAATTAATAAGAAATGTCGTTGGTGATATATTAAGAGATATATGGCTTAAACGAAATGCTTGGAAATAGGAGATAATAAATGGCATTATATAAACAAGACCCTAATAATACAAAAAAACAGATACCTGATGTGTCAGGTGTTAGTGGTACTGGTAGATTCAGTCATGCAATATTACCAGGACATGAACTTGTACAAAAAAGGTGTTCATATGTTATTGTAAACACTGTTGGTAAATATAGTTTTTTATATGAAACTACATCATCCTATGGAAAAGCGGCTGGTGGTACAGTAGAACCATATGTATCAGGTTCAGTAATAGAAAATGCGGCTGGAGGACCAATTAAACTTGATATAAATCCTATCGCTTGGTATAAAAGTGATACAGCAGGAGGAGTTGCTGTTAAAGGTGATGTAACATTCGTATATGTGAGGCCAAGATAATGAAAAATATAATAGTAGACTACATACCATTTGAAATAACACCACAACAAATAAATGAATCCATTAATGAAAACAATGGTAGATTGGTTGTTAAAGGTGTATTACAAAGAGCGGAAGCTAAGAATCAAAACGGAAGAGTTTATCCAAAAGAAACTTTAATGAGAGAAGCTGAAAAGTATTCATCGGTTCAAATTAAAGAACGAAGAGCTCTTGGTGAACTCGACCATCCTGACTCGTCTGTGGTGAATCTAAACAATGTTTCTCATAATGTATTGGAAATGCATTGGAAAGATAATGATTTAGTTGGTACTGTAGAGGTATTAGGGACACCAGCTGGTAACATTTTAAAAGAATTATTTAAATCAGGAATCAAATTAGGTATCTCATCAAGAGGACTCGGTTCAGTTAAAGAAATGAATGAAGATGATTCAGTAGAGGTTCAACCAGACTTTGAACTTATTGCATTTGATTTTGTATCAAATCCATCTACACACGGAGCATTTCTATCACCAACAAATGAAGGTAAGTTGAATGAAGGTGTTGGGACAAGAGATGGTGTGTGTTGTCACGATTGTAAAATTGAAAATATAATTAACGATATATTCAGAGGAGATTAAAATGGATTACAAATCTTTAATGGGATATGGTGATAAGAAGAAAAAAGAATCAAAACCTAAACAAAACAAAGTGTTAGAATCCATAAAGGACGAGTTTAATTTAAACGAAGGTCCTGCTTACGAATATAAAAAACATTCCAAAAAAATAGATAAATCATTAAAAGAATTACAAAAAAATTACTTAGAATTTTATGAAACTTTAAGAAAAAAAGGATTGAATGATGCAGCTTCAGACTTTTTAGATAATTATAAAAAGAATGTAGTTGGATTTACTAAAAAATATAAAAAAGATTTTGGAAAATTACTATAATGCCAGCCCAATCAAAATCACAACAAAGATTTTTTGGAGTTGTGAAAGCGATGCAAAAAGGTGACATTCCTAAAAAAGGAAAAGCTGGTAAGATTGCTAAATCAATGAGTAAAGATGATGTTGATGATTTTGCTTCAACGAAACATAAAGGAAAACCAGAAAAGGTAAAAAGAGAAATGAAAGTT